AGGTTATTTACAAGCAGGTGAAAAACCAAAAGATGCTTATTGGAGAGTTGCAACTGCGGTTGCCAAAAGATTAGGAAAACCAGCGTTAGCAACTAAGTTTTTTGATTACATTTGGAAAGGTTGGTTGTGTTTAGCAACAGCTGTATTATCAAACACCGGTACTGATAGAGGTTTACCAATCTCTTGTTTTGGTATTGATGTAGGTGATAGTATTTTTGAAATTGGTAATAAAAATTTAGAGTTAATGTTACTTGCAAAACACGGAGGTGGTGTGGGTGTTGGTATTAATATGATTAGACCGGCAGGTGCAAAAATTACAGGTAACGGAACATCAGATGGAGTCGTACCATTTATTAAAATTTACGATTCAACTATTCTTGCAACGAATCAAGGTTCAGTTCGTAGAGGTGCGGCATCAGTTAATATTAAAATTGAACATAAGGACTTTGAAGATTTCTTGGAAATTAGAGAACCTAAAGGTGATGTTAATAGACAATCATTAAACTTACATCAATGTGTAGTTGTTAGTGATAAATTTATGAAAAAGTTGGAAGAAGGTGACCCTGAAGCACGTAGAAAATGGGGTAAATTATTACAAAAGAGAAAGGCAACAGGTGAACCATATATTATGTTCAAGGGTAATGTAAATAAACAAAATCCTGACATGTATAAAAAGAACGGATTAAAAGTACACATGACTAATATTTGTTCTGAAATTGTTTTACATACTGATGAACAACATTCATTTGTTTGTTGTTTAAGTTCTTTAAACTTAGCAAAGTATGATGAATGGAAAGATACAGATTTAGTTTATACTTCAACTATGTTTTTAGATGGTGTGTTAGAGGAATTTATTCAAAGAGCAAAGAATATGAGAGGATTTGAAAATTCAGTACGTTCAGCGGAAAGAGGTAGAGCACTTGGTTTAGGTGTATTAGGATGGCACACATACTTACAACAAAAAGGAATTCCATTTGAAGGGTTACCAGCACAATTTGAAACTCGTAAAATATTTTCACAAATTAAAATTGAATCTGAAAGAGCAAGTAGAGATATGGCTAAAGAATTTGGTGAACCATTATGGTGTAGAGATTTCGGTATGAGAAATACACATTTAAGAGCGGTAGCACCTACAGTATCTAATTCAAAATTGAGTGGTAATGTAAGTAGTGGTATTGAACCATGGGCGGCAAATGTATTTACCGAACAAACAGCTAAAGGAACTTTTATTCGTAAAAATCCTGAATTAGAAAGAGTGTTACGTAAGATTGGTAAAAATACAAAAGAAGTATGGGATCAAATTTTAGCTGATGGTGGTTCTGTATTAGGTTTAGATTTCTTGGATGATTATTGTTTTATTGATACGAAAGTTGTGGAAGTAAAAGATGTTGAAGATGGAAATCAATACAAAATTGTACCGGTTAAAGATGTGTTTAAAACATTTAAAGAAATTAACCAATTAGATTTAGTAAAACAAGCGGGTATTAGACAACAATATATTGATCAAGCGGTATCATTAAACTTGGCGTTTCCTGCGGTTGCAGAACCGAAATTTATTAATGCAGTACATTTAGAAGCGTGGAAACAAGGTGTTAAAACACTTTATTATATGAGAACTGAAAGTGTTCTTCGTGGTGATATTGCAGCAAAGGCAACCGATATAAATTGTTTAAGTTGTGAAGGATAAATAATTGTTATACCTAAATGGTTTAATTTATCCATTTAGGTATATTTATTATTATGAGAAAATATATTTTTTACAAAACTGTAAATTTAAAAAATGGTAAATATTATTATGGAAGTCATTATGGACATAATGGAGATGGTTATTTAGGTTCTGGATTAGTTTTATCTGATGCAATTTTAAAATATGGTAAGGAATCATTCATTAGATATGATTTGAAAGAATTTAAAAGTAATAACGAACTTTTTTTATTTGAAGATAGATTTTTAAAAATATATAATTTAGCAAAAGACGAAAATTCATACAATATTAAAAATGCCGCTCGAGGCGGTTATACATTAGTAAATTATACCGAAGATGAATTAATTGAACATTATAAAAAAGTATCTAATTCTTTAAAATTATATAGAAAAAATAATAAGGTAACATATTCTGAAGAAACAAGAAAATTACAATCAGAAAAAAAATTAGGAACTAATCATTGGATATACGGAACACAAAGACCTAATGATGTAAAAGAAAAAATTAGTAAAAAATTAAAAGGTATTAAACATACCGAAGAAAGAAAAAATAAAATGAAATTAACAAATCAAAATAGACCTATGGTAACATGTCCCTATTGTGGGAAAACCGCAAAAAAACATAGAAACATGGTAATATATCATTTTGATAATTGTAAAAATAAGTATTTATAAAAAATAAAATTATGGTAGAATTTAAAAAATTTGGGGCTTCGTGGTGTGGCCCATGTAGAGCATTGGCACCAATATTAACTGAAATTAAATCACAATTTACAAATGTATCCTTCACAGAATATGATGTAGATGATAATTTTGAAGAAGCAACAAAATACGGTATAAGATCAGTTCCAACTGTAGTTGTTCTAAAAGATGGTGTTGAGGTAGATAGAGTAATCGGTTTATCCAATAAAACCAAATATACGGGGATATTAAACGAACAGTTGAGTAACTAAAATAGAAAGTCAGGATTATCTCCTGACTTTTTTGTTTAAAATAGATACATAACCATTTTGGTATTGTTTATATTTATACAATATGGCAGTAACATACGGAATAGATTTTCCATTTAGAGACAGTTTAGAAGGTAAGTTCTTAAAAATGACTACAACCCCCGAAAGAGAAATAAGAGCCAATCTTATTCATCTTTTATTAACTAAAAAGGGTAGTAGATATTTTTTACCTGATTTTGGTACAAGATTATATCAATTTATCTTTGACCAAAATGATGTTGTTACGTTTGATTTAATCCAAGAAGAAATAAGAGAAGTGGTTAAAAAATATATTCCAAATTTAGAAATAAATTCTATTGATGTAATGTCCGCAGAAGATGACCCCAATCAAGTAAATAGTTTTACACAGAACGAAGATGAAAGATTATTTAGAGTATCTGACGCGGCGGATAAACCATACACCGCAGTAGTAAAAATAAATTATACAGTTGATAATGGAGCATTTTCATCATCAGATTTTATAATATTAAACATTTAAGATGAGTAAACAAATATCATACGCAACAAGAGATTTTGCCAGTTTAAGACAAGAATTAGTTAATTTAACATCACAATATTATCCTGATTTAATTCAGAACACGAATGATGCGTCCATATTTTCAGTAATGTTGGATTTAAACGCTGCGGTTGCGGATAACCTTCATTTTCATATCGATAGAGTTTGGCAAGAAACCATGTTGGACTTTGCACAACAAAGACAATCATTATTTCATATTGCTAAAACATATGGTATAAAAGTACCAGGTAACAGACCTTCAGTTGCGTTAGCTGATTTTTCTATTAACGTACCTGTAAGAGGTGATAAAGAAGATGAAAGATATTTGGGTATTCTAAGATTAGGAGCACAAGTTTCAGGTGGAGGACAAACATTTGAAACTATTAATGATATTGATTTCTCAAATCCCTTCAACGATAGAGGTGAACCAAATAGATTAAAAATACCAAATTTCGATTCAAATAATACTCTTATTTCATATACAATAACAAAAAGAGAACCTATAGTTAATGGTGTTACAAGAGTTTATAAAAGAGTTATAACAGAATTAGACCAAAAACCTTTTCTTAAACTTTATTTACCTGAACAAAATGTTTTGGGTGTAGTATCGGCTATACATAAAGATGGAACAAGTTTTAATACAAATCCAACTTCAACTGAATTTGCTTCAACAACAAATAAATGGTATGAAGTAGATTCGTTAATTCAAGATAAAGTTTTTGTGCCGGACCCGACAGCGGTATCTGATAAAGATAATTTTAAGGCAGGAACATACATTACAGTCGATAATAAATTTTATAGTGAAATTACACCGGAAGGTTACTTTGCAGTAACATTTGGAGCGGGAACAGTTGACCCATTGGCAAATTTAGATAACTACATGACTGGTAATCTGAAAGTAAATTTAACAACTTATTTAAATAATATGTCATTAGGTGCGGTCCCTAAAGCGGGTACTACATTGTTTATCAAATATAGAGTTGGTGGAGGTAAAAACTCAAATTTAGGAGTTAATGTTATTACCAGTGTGGATAATATTGAATTTAATGTTAACGGTCCAAATACAACTTATAATTCACAAGTA